AATTGAAACACCAGCAGTTGCTCCAGTCTGAATGATGGTTTGACGGAACGTATCAGCAAGATCCTCTAAGAACTGATCCCAAGTCAGGTTGGGACGAAGCCCAATAGTCGGCATCTTGTCTGTAAGATCTTGAGCAACCGTGGTTAATAGCTCAGCAGGAACCTCTTCTGCTACCGCACGGGCAAAGTATTTTGCTATGTCGCCTTTTGGGTTAGCCGCAGTGAATGCTTTGAGCTCACTCAACGCCTTGGTCATACCAAAGCGCTCAAAGAATACTTCAGCAGCAGCCATCAAACTAGCGCGCGAAAGAGCTTCTGATGGGGCTTTGCCTGCTTGCCGCGCCTCTGCGTAACTAGATCCAAATGAATCAATCCCCGCCAACGCAAGGGACGGGATTGCCGAGCCTGTAAGCGCACTAGCAAGAAGCATTGGGGCTTGGGATGTGGCACTAGCAATTGCTTGTTGGGCTGCTTGCATAAATATGCCTTCGCCCTTTGGGATAGCTTTGCCGCGCTCTTCGCCAATACGCATGGCGCCACGCAGATGACTCTGCATGTCCTTGTCGCCCGTGACATCAGCATAAATGTTCATCAAACCCATGCCGGTCTTTTCAGCACGGTTTACTGTCTCCGCGCCGACACGCTCAAAGAAACCAGCACCTTCAAGTTGCTTCTTGGTTTCCTCAGCTTGTGCGGCAGCTTGTTCCCCGACAATGTCTCGTGTGGCTTGTTGGAGGTCACCCTGCACCTGCCCAGTCATTGCCTGCCCAATGGCAGCGGCCATAGCAGTATCTGGGCTTGCGCCCTGTTCTGCAAACCGCTCGGCTTGGATTTCACGCCGGGTATCTACCATCCGACGATACTTCTCAGGCATCACATCCTGAGCTGCATATTGTTCAGAAATTACTTTTGCTGCTCGGCCATATACATCTGGCCTAGCTTTCATTCGTTGCAGTGCAGCAGAGCGCTTATCCTCTGGCATTGCATCCAATTGAGCTTTTATACCCCCGACGAATTCGGGCCTAAGCATTGGATCTTTTTGAGGCACCGGAGTCGCCGGTCCTGGCACATCCAGTGCTGACTTCTTTTCTACCGGTGCAGAGACAGCAGAAGCCAGACCAAGATCGAGTCCACCCATAGGATCTCCGGCAACGAAGCCGGCGGCAGAACTTGGTGCAAATTGCGGAAACGCCTTGTAAATCCTTGCCTTAGCGTCTGCGGGAGGAACATCATCAGGAACTTCAATAATCGTTCCGTCAGGCAATTCGACTTCGTATGACATGGCTTACTTTGGCTGGTTTGGCAATTCGTCTAGCTTATACCTTTTTGCCCCCGTGGAAGTAGTGGGTGCCGCAGTAGGCGCAGCAGTAGGAATTTCTGGAGCAGGGCCAGGAACCTGATTTGGATCAACGCCGCGATTGCGCAGCTCCTCCCGATACAGCCTATCCTTTATACGTGCTCGTGCATTAGGATCTTTCCTAGCATCCCGCAGCTCTCTTGCAAGAGCAGATCCAGGCTTAGCTTCCGCATCCGCAATAGCTTTAGAAGCCGCTTTGGAGGCTTCATTAAGTATATTTTGGTCTATCGCTCTGCCGGCCACGCCAACTCTTGCGTGAGCTGCTGCTTGTTGTGCGGCAAGACGAATGTTTCTTCCCTCCTGAAGAATAACTTCTTCAGGGCGTGTATCACCCTTGCTCAAACGATCCTCCAAATAACCTTGAGCATAGCTCTCAGTATCAGTCATCTTGCCAGCGCGCTGCTCAGACGAATACGTCCTAGCGTAAGACTGCAACAACGGACCAAGCTCGCCACGCAACGCTTGAGCACGAACCGTGCGGTCGCTCTTAAAGAGATCAACTGCCTTCTGGTAGTCATCCACTTTACCAAGCGTCTTATCCAAGTTGTACTTGAACTCATCCTGATTTGCAGAGTTACTCAGATCAAGCAAACTCTTGGTGTAGTCAAAGTCTTTGATCAACTGATTGGTGAACTGCTGATCGCGGGACTGATGAATGTTTTGCATCTCAGCCACCGCACGGCCACCAGCTCCAGCTCCCTTAGATCCTAGGAACGCCTGAATCAGTTCATCACGACGCCCAGACTTTTCTTGGTCATACAACTGCTGACCACGGTTCAAGATGGCCTCTTGCTTCTTGACCAACTGCTCGATGCCTTTGCGTCTTTCTTCCCAAGGTTTGAACGGTACAGCCGCCTCAGCCTCTTTATATGCCTGCTCCTTGGTATATGCAGTAGGAGGCTCAGCTTCTTCAACTTGCCTGATCCGGCCTCTGGTTTCCTTGATCATCTCCATGATCTGTTGCGACGGAGTCAGCTGGGTCGCAGGCTGAGCGTTTAGCGCTTGACTGCGCTTAAGCAATAAAGCTTTCTCACGCTCGATGTCTTGGGCTGGGTCATAAGCTACAGGAGCACCGCCTCCTTGGTCTGCTGGAGCAGCTTCGCCGTACTCGTCGTCAGCCTCATAGTCATCAACATAGTCACCGCCAAAATACCCAACCACTCCACCCTCACGCATGTTCTGCATGTTCGGAGCGGGCAGTTGAGCGATGCCTGAGTCCTGCGGCTGTTGAGGCTGTTGAGGTTGGCCCTGCATCTGGGCTTGAGCCTGCAACGTCTTCATCAGCTGCTCGCGGAACGGATCGTTGGGCATCATGCCAGGAAGCCCTTGCGGCTGAGGAGCCTGTTGCTGCATACGCTGAGCAATAGCTTGCTCCACCTGTCCGGCCACCGTGGGCGTGCCTTGCGGAGTAACCGGCGCCGCCTCCTGACGCAACGCCTTCTGAGCGTCAATCAGTGTACGAAGACCAGTTGGGATCTTGCTGATAGATCCGAGACCCGAGTTCATGTTAATCACGGATTGCCCCCAATTTTGCTCAAACCAAAGACATCGCCAAGAATGTTCTTGAAGTTCTGATATCCACTGACGTTAGGCGTGGTGCCCTGCGCCGCAATCGGCAATCCAGACAACAAGCTCTGCTGGAACTGCAACTGCTGGTATGGCCACATCATCTGTTTGTTGTACTCGTTCTGGAGCGCCGTCAGGCCAGCCTGCTCTTGACCGTACTGAGTTTGACCAGCGCCCAACAGAGCCTGGATGCCAGACAGCTGAGTGCCAAACTGACCTTGACCAAGCTGACCCAACTGACCAGCCGCTGCCAACTGTTGACCAATACCTTGCATGCCGTAGCCTGCGCCAAACTGGCGTGACTGCTCTGCGGCTTGTTGAGCCTGCATAAGGGCCTGTTGGTTTGCCAACTGCGATTGCAGATTCTGACCAGCACCCAGTTGTTGGGTAGCCAGACGGGCCTGAAGGTTTTGCAGCCCCGTGTTGTAGCCCATCTGCTGGTTTGCCAGCGCAGCCTGTTGTGCCAGTTGAGCGTTCTGCATGGCAGCTTGTTGACCAAACTGACCCTGCTGAAGACCGTATTGACCTAGCAGACCTTGGTTTGCAAGATTGGCTTGCTGTTGAGCTTGGAGATTTGCAAGTGCAGTTTGGAGACCTGTTTGAGTACCGAGTTGCTGAACACCCAGTTGTGCAGCCAAGTTCTGTTGACCCGTCGTAAGTCCAGCTTGCAGGTTCGCTTGTTGTGCAGCAAGACGGGCTTGCTGTTCCTGATTGAACTGCTGTTGTGCCTGTTGGTACGCAGACTGCAAGCCTTGAGCTTGGATGTCACCCTTTTGGCGGGCCAGAGCCTCTGCGGCACGTGCTTGTTGTATGCCTTGCCGACCACCACCAAAGGCACCCGATTGAGCAAACTGAGCCTTTTGCGTTTGAGCTGCAATGTCTGCTTCACGCTGCGCTGCCTGTTGTTGACGGGACACCACGCTCTGCATGTACGGTGACATGTAGGACTCAGCAGACCCGGGCTGTGCAAATGACTGGGTTGTCACTTGCGGTTGAGCAGCCATCTGGTACGTTTGCAATTGAGGCTGATATCCGGTTTGTGCAGCCTGTGTTAGCGGTGTAGTTCCCAATTGAGCTTGTTGAGTTTGCGCACCCACCACATTTTGTGGCGCTTGCATTTGCAAGTCTTTCAACTCAGGCGCAGTAACCTGCCCCATCGTGAACTGGCCAGGGGTGTACTGTGCTAGACCAGCTCGTTGCCCAGCCTGAGTAGCAAACTGCGATGCAACATCAAACTGCCCAGGATACGCACCACCCAATCCAGACAAAGCGCCAAATGCTTGTTGTTGCAGAGGCGATGTTCCCGCAGTCAACTGCCCTTGGTATGGCTGATACGGCATTTGAGCAAGAGCACGGCCCCTGGACAAATAGTCCATGACATACGGGCCAGCCCACGATGCAAGGTTCTGCTCGGTAGTCGTTCCCTCTGGTGTTTGAGTATTAACAGCCGGCCCAACCTGCGAAGTATTTTGCCCATTAAAACGGGGTACTCCACCTTGATTGAGTGCTATGACGCCACCGCCAGAGTAAGCTTGGCCGCCAGGAGTGAACTTGGCGGGGTTGATGCGTTTGCCCTGTCTTGTAGTTCCGGTGCGAGCTTTGCGCACGCGGTCCATCATTTTGTAAAGAACGTCAGCACCAGCGTCAGAGTTCCCGTTCCCAAGATGGGAGACAACATCAGCAGGAACAACGAATTCGCCGTGACTGAGTCTTGCCGGCTGCTTGCCGTCGATAGAGCTTGGGATTTCATCTGCCATACCATCGGTCGATCCCTGAAGATAACGCCCCTTGGCAGCCATGATTCCGCCTTGAGCTGCATACTGAACTGGAGAAAAGAACTGCTGACCCATCGCAGGAGCGCCGTATGCCCGCTGCTGCGGCTGGTAAGCCTGGCGGGTAGCAGTCAGTCCCATGTTAATGCCGGGGCCCTTGTATCCTCCGACCGTAGGAGTGCGGCTTTTGGAATCAAGCAACTTGCTCAACAGCATAAGCCCCATAACCCCTTGAAGAGGGTTACTTCCTGCGCCGCCAAGCAGACTGGCAATTGATGGCATCTTGCCGGACGGAGCTCCTCCAATCAAATTCTTTAACCAACTAGGTATTGCTCCACCGGCACCAGACGCAGATCCAGTCTTTTCTAAATTACCCTCATCTTGATGCTCTGTAGAAGCAGACTCTTCAACTTCTTCGCTCTCAGATTGAGTTTGTCCCTGGGCTTGTTTTCCAGGCTCCCAAGCGCCTTCATCCTCATATCGAGTAAAAACATGTGGCGCGGTTAAATTTATATCTTCTGCGGAGCCAAAGTAGCCCTGTACAGGAGTATCTACAGATCCATAGGTAATGTTACTGTCAGGATCAAAATAAGTGTTTTCGGTTGCCATTAAGCTCTCCTGCGCAGAAGATCTGCCGGTGACGTGGGCTGCTGCCCAAAAATGTCTGCAACTGACCGGACTCCGGCCAGGTTCATCAACTGTTGCTGGGGTGCGGCCTGCTGTTTTTCCCCGCCCATCATTTCCATCAGCGCAAGCAGGCTCAGAAAATCCACACCAGATTGTGCCGGAGTTGGGCGTTTTGGGGTAGCGGTTTTTGTGATGGGTTTTGTCGGGGTTGTAGGTTTTGTTGGTGACACGCCCCCGGTTCCGCCTCCAGTTCCACCAGTCCCGCCGGACGTGTACGGTGGCCGCTCGGTATAAGGAACAAAGTCACCGTTTTCGTCAAAATACCCTTCTTCGCCAGTGTAGGTACTTTTGATTGTGCCTTTGTCGGTGACCACAAAATCTTCGTCTAGATTCCCATCTCCGGCTTCAGTATCGCCAGCACCTTCACCGCCACTTTCATCGCCGTCGCCAGTGTCAGTCCCATCACCGTCACCGTAGTTAAACCGGTCGTATATGGTCGTGACTTCTTCCCCGCCGTCGTCTTCGCCTTTGATAAGGTCTCCAATAGACGAATCTGCGTATTCGCTGTCTACATCTACACCAGCCGCACGCAGCTGATCGATGATGTCACCAGACGTTCCGGCTTCGCCGCCTTCAGTGGCTTGGGTTTGTTGAGTGGTGTCTTGCGTTGTTCCAGTTTGTTCGCCAGTATCAGCCCCAGTGCCTACACCCAGCACTCCAGAGCTCAGCAGGGTGTCCAAATCCTCACCACCAACGCCGCCGGTCAGGTCTTCTCCTGATCCAACTGAGGTGTCTTGGCCTCTGAGAAGGGCATCTACGGCGTTTGTAGTAGTGGTAGTAGAGCCACCTGTACCTTCATCTTCTTCACCGCCGCCTTCATCTTCAACCAAATCATCAGTGCCACCAGTACCACCAGTAAGCGTTGTATCCCCAGCAGTTGTGCCCGGATATCTAGAAGCAAGACGAGCTGTTTCGTCCCCAGTATCAGAAGCTCCAGATTCCCCGCCTGCTTTAGTAACTTGTCCTATAAGAGAGTTAATCGCGGCCATCGTTGGGTCTTTGCCCAGGATTGCAGCCGTTGCAGCAGACGCCAGAGGATTGGAAATTGCACTGGGCAGTCCAGCTTCACCAACCAAAGCGTTTACACCGGTAGAAACACCACCGCCCAAAGCGCCGGAGAGCAGGGCATCACCAATCGACTTACCGCTTACCAAAGCCCCAGTGCCGCTGGTCAAAGCTCCTTTAGTGGCACCGCTGACAATATCCCCAAGAGTTCCGCCACCCACTGCCTGACCCGCCGCAGCAGCAGCAGGGTTGATATAGCCAGAAGCTACGTTGCCAAGACCTGCGCCAAGAGCGCCAGTTAGTGCAGCTTTTAGCGGATCTCCACCAGCTACTGAAGCTTGACCCGCGCCGGACAAAGCACCCGCTGCCGCAGCGCCCAATGCGCCACCACCAAGGGCTCCAGCCAGCGGCCCCATCATGGCCCCCATAGCCAGACTAAACAGGGCGTCGCCCCAAACATCTCTAGATTGTTTAACCGTTTCAGAGACAGACTGCCCAACCTGTTTGCCAGTCTTTGGATCAAAGAAGGCGCTGACGTATGTAATGTGGTTTTTGTCTGGGTTGTAAGACGTTCTGCCATGCACCAGACCAGACACATCTTTTACGCCGTATCTTGGGTCAAGTGAGGACTCCCCCTTTTCATTTGTTACAGCGTATGGGTCGGCAACGGTCGTTGGATTTGCGTAATATGCCTCTCCAGTTTCCGGGTTTCCAATAATAGGGCCAGAGGCTGCGGCTTCGTTTGCCTCCTTGCGGGCACCCATCGTGTCAAACTGCCAATTGCTACCTTTTTGGAAAGCCCAACCGAACGCCTTTGGATCTATGGTGCCTTCAAATGGCTTATACCCACCAGCCGTGGAGTACTGTGTAGTGAAATCACCTTGGAATCTGTCTGGTACAAAAACCTGCTCTGTTTGGCCTCCGCCTTCACCGCCGCCAGACGTTTGCGTTACCCACGTCCCACGCTGGCCGTTGTAGTAATCAGTGCCGAAGCCAAGGGTTGTTGACGCCGCAGGAGCTTGAGTTGAAGAAGGCGCAGGAACAGCAGGAGCCGAAATACCCAAATCTGCCCCAGTCACAGGCCCAAGTTCATCCCCGGCTGTCTGATCAAAAGACATCCCAAATGGAGACGGAGCTGGTGTATATGCCGGGACAGATGCTTGAATTGGAGATGGCGCAGGTGAATAAGCTGGGACAGATGCTTGAATGGGCGCTAACGAAGCTATCCCTGCTGGTGCCGCAGTGCTTTGTACCTGTTGAGGTGGCAGGTCTCTTTCTGGAGTGAACTGCACACCGGGCGTTGGGCTTACCCCCGCAGAAGGCGCAGGAGGAGCAGGCAGTTCTCCAGAGATATTCCTTAAATACTCAGCTGGATCAAATGGCATCGGAGCTAAAAACTCTGTAGGGGCTAACCCCGCAGGAGGCGTAGGAGCAGCCTGTGCTTGAAAGATTGGCGCAGGGGCAGTTGGTACAGCAGCCTGATTATTCTGGTAGGGAGTAAATCCAAAATCCTCATTCAACGTCTCATCGAAATAATCTTCTGGCATGCCGCCGCCAGCCATCCTGATGATGGGCTCGTTTTGTTGGACAAAGTCCAAAGCGCTAGGTTGATTACCATACTGCGCCATCAGGTCAGCAATTCCACCACCTACAAATCGGTCAAAGTTGTTCATGTTGTAGGCGCCGATACAAATGTTGCAGTGAAGATAACGCCAGGACTTATGGGATGCACAGGAGAGGTTCCAGCGGGGTAAGTTGCCACCACCGAATTTCCTGTATTAGATGTCCAAGCCATCGTGATGTAGTCCCCTGGAAGCAGGTCTATAAAATAGTTCCAGCTAACAATTGTGGCACCGGGAGCCGTGCCATGTTTTGCGTTAACCTGCTCAATGCCCGCTGAAGCCGCAATGTCCGTTCCGTTCTTACGCAGCCAGATTGTGACGTTATCTTCTGAAGTCGTAAAGTTCAAAAGCTGTGCGCTGAATTGCAGGTTGTAGATCCCAGGTTTAGAGAAAACAATCTTTGTCTGATCTGTTGGATCAACACTGACGCCGTCGGAATAGTCCGTATTGTTAAACAGCATCGTCCCAATCGTGGTTGCTGACCCAGTGCCTTGGACTTCAGTTATAGCTGCCCCTGCCGTATGGGCCACATTGGTCGTTCCCAATACGCCCCGAGTGATCGTGCCGTCAAATGTGGTGGCTGTCTTGGTCGTGTAAGAAATAATCTCTGAGCCAATCAAAATCCACCCAGATGAGGGAAAACCCGTAGTAGATGCCACGCTGATTGGGGTCGTGGAGACGTTGGTGATGTTGGCAGACAGCGTTGTGGTGCCGTCTTGATGGAACGCCCCGTGGGGGAAACTCAAGTGATACCCACCCTGATCCGATCCCAGCTCCTGAAGCAGTTTGCTCAGTTGGTTGAAGTACAACCGCAGGACGTTAGCAAACTGATCCTGATAGCGCTGCTCCCACTCAGCAGGAGCGAGCGGTAAGTTTGGCGCAGCAGGAAATCGGAGATAGGTGTGGCTCATGTAAGTTAGTGCTTACTCAGCGCCTGCCGTCTGGTTTGATGTCGATTCGCGGTGCGCCAAGCTGCCAGCAGGTGTTGATCTGGTTTGATGCGATCTTGTAGATCATCTGCCGTCCGCGCAGGCGGGTGAATATCTGCCCTGTGAATTCTTCTGTGATGACGTAGCTGCTGCTCTTAGCCACCAGCCCGCTGGCGTTGTCAATCACCCCAGAGCCGGAGTTGTACAGGCCGTACAGCGTCATCGTCACGCGAGGAGAGTTTCCAGAAGTAGGCTCACTTTCAGAGTTACTGAACGTCAAGTCAGGCAGCATCCGCCAAACAAACCCGAAGTTGTGCCCGTCCCCAATGTCAAACTCAGACGAAGATATGTATGCATCAATTGCATAGTTTGTCCCGTCCGTGTTGTCGTTAAGACCGCTCTCGTGGTTGATCAAGCGTCCGACTTGGGTGGTTGAGTTGTAATTTGTAGCAATCGGGTAAGACAACAGGCCAGAGTCCAGCCACGCCGTGCGGCTCATGGTGCCGTAGTACCAAATCTTCTCAAGGTAGTTGTAGACCACGTACTTGTCGATCAGCGTGGAATTGGCAGAGCAGTAGAACCACCAGACCTCATTAAACGCTTCGTTCGTCCCAGCATAGACCTGCGCCCGCTGAGACAGGTTGAAGTCGTTAAACACATGCCGACGCAAGTCGCAGTTCAGGGTATTTACCCGTCCGTCATAGGCGTAGAACTTGTCCACCCCCATCCAGTAAATCACGCCCGATGCAAGCGCTGTGGCGTTCGGCCCAGCAATAGAGATGTTGTCACCCAGTATCTGGCTGCTCCACACAACGGGTGGCCCGAGGTATTGAAGCGAGTAAACGGCTGTGTCGGTAAAGGTCACCACCTCCTGGCGGGTTTGGATTGCAGTGACAATCTCCGTACCATGCGATAGTCGAATACTTCCAGCTTGATTAGTGGCGTCTGGCGTCCAGACATAGGGGTTATCCTGATCCGACCAGCGAATCAGCATGGGGTCTTGTACGGCAGAGCCGTAGTCGTTACAGCCCATCGCAAAGACAAACCTGCTGGTGTCAGAGATGGAGATGACATTCTGCACCGTGGGCACATCCACCAGCAACGACACCGAGAACGTCCCGCTACCTGCACCGGACACATTGATCAGGTTACCGCTTGAGTCAATCAGGTTGGCCGTCACCCCATTCACATTGATGAGGTAGTAAGTTGTAGCCGCTGAGATACCCGTGGGTAGCGTGCCTCCAGAGACAGAGAACTGCACCGCCGTGCCTTCAGTCAGCAGCGTCGTGAATGTGGCCACCGTGGGAGACGCAACCGTGAATGTGACCGTACCACCAAGGGTGTTTAAATTGACTCCCCGCACAGACACACCGCTCGTTGCGTTCCAGTAGTAAATCCCACCGCCACGAGGGCCATAGATCAAGTCCTGGCCGAAGTTCATCTGGCTCCACAGACGAATGCCGGTGTTTGATGTACCACCCACACCCCAAGTCCCAGAACCCCAAGAGCCCGCGCCCCAACCGGACAGAGGGATTGTGTAAGCTGGGCCAGTATTGAGCTGATACGCAGCAACAACCGCAGCGCCCCCTGTAGCGCCTGCCGCCACAGCACTGGATGTCGTGATGGAGTATGAGTTGGCGCTGATGAAGGTGATCTGGAACTGCGCGTTGAGCAAGGAGGCATAAGTGCCCGTGACCCCACTGAAGGTGACATAGTCACCGTTGACCGCGCCGTGAGCAGTGGCAGTGACCGTGACCGTTGTTGTGCCGTTACCCGTGAAAGGATTGGCCCCGAGTGTGGTCGTAGCCCGGATGGGCGTCACGTCATTGAAGAAACCACCCTCTTCAATATAGAACTTCAGGTTGGTGCCAAGTCCGATCAGATTGACTGACCCAAGCGTTGCCCAGTTCCACAAAGAACGACAGACGCCAAGGAATGTATTTAGGCTAAACGGAGTCCAGCCACCGATGCTTTCTGGGTTGCCCTGGCGGAAACGGACGTTATTGCCCTCATACCATCCGCCCTCTGTTGTGTAGCGCGTGTTTTCGCGGTTTACACCGGGTTTCAGCAGGACTTTCTGGAGTGGCACGTCAGGCTCCTAAAAACAGTGCCCGCTCGTCACGACGGCGGTTTTGCAGACCTTTGAGTATTTTCCCACCAGCCATGCAGTATTTCAAGAACTCTTCCGCAGCGCCTTCCGAATCTCCACGAACAACCTTTTGACGGAGCGTTGAGCGTTGCAGCGTCCCTAGCCCTACGTTGAACGAAAATGACACCAGCGCATCAAACTGCCCTTGTGTAAGCGTTACAGGACAAAACTTTGCTACGCCGCGTTCAAATCGATCTAGGTCATACTGAAGGATACCGTCTATTTCGCTGTTAGTAAATACACGGTCATCTTCTGGCTTTAGCGCAAATTCATCACGTTGTGCGATTGGCATAGTTGCCTGTGCTGGGTACATGACATGCCCGACACCGATAGTCCAAAGCCGAGCAGGGCAACGATAAGGACGAGTGCGAATGCCCTCATGATGTTTGATGCAACCCAGTGATTTTTCAGAGACCTGCATACGACCACCCATCAGTTTGGACTTTAACTCTATACCTGATGGTTGCAACATGCACACCAAAATGTTTTGCAGCGTCTTTTACGCCTACAAAAATACCGTCTGGAGTAATAACTTTGACTCGCGGAAATTCTTTGCCAAGTTTGGCAAATTTCATTTTCTGCTTTGCAGATTCCGTCATTTTCAAGCCAAGGTTAGAGGAAATTTGTTTGGCCCTTGCAATACGTATTTTAGATTTTGTCTCTTCAGAATGTTTAAATCCAGAGCGAACAATTTGATTTTTTCTTGCTGCACGAATAAGGATTTTTGTTTCTTCGGACACAGCTCTGCCAGAAAACATCTTTGACAACTTTTCTTTTGTCTCATCTGAATGTTTGCGCCCACGCATATGGCATTTATCAACTTCTGTGCTTGTGTTGTAAGTTGACCTAATATCTTTAATTAACTCTTTCTCGCAAACAAGCATGTCTGTTTCGTTATTAAATACATGCAAAATTTCAATTACAAAGTCATCCTGTTGATATAAGTCCCAAGCCCTTTGAAGATGAGGAGAATGATGAGCGCCTCGACGTAACAAGACCAAATGCTGAGAGCGACGGCGTTTAAAGTTATTGGTCGAGCCATAGTAAGCTTTCCCAGAAGTTTTGCTTCTGATGCTGTAAACGTAGAACTTTTTATCGTTCATTTCTTGCTAAACGCTTGAGAACCAAACCAGAAACTCACAATGCTGCCCCAGATCAGTTGGGTGTCGTTATCCCAAATCTTGTCCAAGGCCACATCAAACGCCACGCCAGTGTGGACAGCGTAGTAAAAACCAAACGCATCCACGCAGATCAGCAGGAAGAACATCCCGTAGGTAATCGCTGGGCGCACCATCGCTCGGGCATTTTTGACCCACTGGCTTGTCCCTTCGTTGAGACTCATGTCGTGG